GCCGCCGTCCGGCATCTCCTGAATGTCCGACAAATTAGTCCCGATCGTCCAGCCGGTGATATCGTTGATCGCCGACCATTGGATCATGCGGCGATTGCTGAACCCGGTTGCTTGCACCAATCCCGCTAGCACCAGAAAATCGCCGATCACGCAAACGCTGGTGGCCTTGGGCGGCGAGCCGCCGAGGTTGGCAAAATTGGCGCCGCTATCCACGTTTATCGTCTGTGGTGCGTCACCGATCTGCACCGCCACGAGGTTCTGGCCAAATTGCGCCCAGGTCCATCTGTCGCCTGGCGCCACGCTGTAGGCGCCGCCGGTGGTGCGGCTGATATCTACCCACGCCGAGCCGGACCAGCGATAGAGGTTCGTCGCCGTGCCGGCAAAAATCAAGTAGCTGCCGGTCAGCGTGCGCGCGAATGTCAGCCCGAGACATTTAGCCGGCAGTTGCGCGGTGGTGATCGGCGCCAATTTTTCCCACGGCACATACGAGTTGGCGGCCGGATAGACATTCTCGGCAATGGCCGCGAACTGATTATCGACCAGCGCAATGTCGGGCTTCCAATCCCCGAATTGCACGGCCTTGTCAGGTTTTGCCATTGAGCCGCTCCTGCCAGGCCGTCCGAATACGCTTCTGCAGAGCGGCGTAGGCGCGCAGGCCGCCGGCGTCGATCGCGGTGAGGCGATCATTACGCTTGACCAGCGCAAACGATCCCGCCTGCTCGCCCAGCATAAAACGCAGCAATTGCGGAGTGTGATAGATGACGATGATCTCCTCGTTGCAATCGAGCACGGCCTGCTGTTTGTCCGACAGCGGAATGTCGGCGATTTCGTTGCCGTCACCGTCGAAAATCATCGGCATCAGAAATACTCCGCTGTCCGCACGCTCGGGCTCGATGCGCCGGTGGTGAGCGCGTATAGCTGAATGATCTCTTGGAATAGCTCGTCGCGCCGCGCCTTGTGCAATTGCGCCTGCTCCATGTTGCGCCCGAGCACGCCAAGCTCGGTCAGCACACCCTCGACGTAGACATCGGGATTGGCGTCGATCAACCAATTGGTATTGAGGTCGTTGCCGACCAGCGTGGGGATTTTCTGGTAGTAGTCGAGCTCGTAGGCGTTGACGTTGTCGTCCTTCGGAAAGATGTAGATGACCTCACCCTCGATGGTGAACAGCTTCGGCCCCACTCGCCCCTCGAATGCCTGCGAGATATAGGCGGGGTGGACATAGTCCAATTCGGGATTGGGCGTGCGGCCCAACCACAGCACCGTGCGCCAGAGTAGATAATCGGGCGGCAGCGGTGCGGCGCCGTCGACCGTGTTGAACTCGATGAATGTTTCCATCGGCCGCACCCGCAGCCGGCGGTTGGCCGCGGCTTCGAACTTGATGGTGGCGTTGTCATATTCGCCGACAAACCGCTGGTGAAACAGGTGCGTGCTGACGGTGGATTTCAACTCGCCGTAATTGCTAATCGCCATCGCTGTTTTCCCTTATGCGTGGCGGTCGCCCGCGGCGTTTGGGCCGATCCGGGTCATCCTCGGGCGGATAATCCAGCGGCGGCGCGGGATACGGATGCGGAGTGGTCCACGTCGCCACGTCGGGCGTGTTCGTCCATGTTTCCGGTCCGATCAAGCCGATCGGCATCGACTGCTCGGGCTCGGGTTTTTTAGCCAGCTCCTCGTCCACCCGGAAGAACCGATTTCCGCGTGCCTTGTTGATCATCCACTCGTCGGTGATTTCGACCTTGTCGCCGGCGGTGAACAAGACGCCATTCCACACGCAGCTATCGAGAGGGGTTTCCCCCTCCCGATAACCTTCGGTGCTTCCAAGCCAGGTGATTTTGGCCATGACGCTTTACGATGTCGGCTTGATGAACTGCACGGTGACATAGGCATCGCCGGCGGTTGGGGATACGGCGAGGTTGGCCCACACCTGGGTTTCCGCCGCCAACGGCATCACCAACGCCGCCAACGGCGGCGTGGTCACCGTTCCCGCCGCTAGTGCAATACCAGCGGCAATATCAACACCGGCAGCAGTAGTGCCGAGATTGAATGTCGCCGTACCCGGCGTGATTGCTGTTTCCACGTTGGTGTTGATACCGAGGATGGTGGCGCCAACCGGCAGCGTGCCGATCTGGACGCTTTGCGTAGCTCCCGCGCCTGACACCGCAGTGATGCGGCCGGCGATGGACTGTACCGCATTGGTGAAGGCGTCGCGCGCCGCAACGTTGGTCATTAGGTTAGCAACCATTGCGTTCTCCTATTCGGGTGTTTCGGTTAAGCGTTGATTAGTCCGAAGCCGAGTTGAAGAACCCGGTTGCGACGCCCCACTGCTTGAGCGCAGTGCCTGACTTGGGATGCTTCTTGAAGATTTTTCCAATGCCAAACGCAGCCTCGATTCCTGTGCCGGTGATAAAGCCATAGTCATCTTCTTTTCGGAAGGTGGGCTTGGCCATCTGACCGTACGCAATCGCCGCCGCTTGCTGGCCGCACAGAAACACTGGCTCAACGCGCGTCGTGCCGTTGCCGGCAGTCTTCAGCGATGTCCAGATGTTGCTCACGAACAGCGAAATCTCCGGCACCAGCCGCACGATGCAGCCGTCCCAGAGAATATCACCGTCTTGGAAGATGGGGTTATCGGGTCCGCCGTTTAGCTCGCGGCCTTCACGCGCACGCGCGTTGGTGTTGGCCGAGAGAATGGTCGGGTCCATCTTCAGATCGCGGAACGTATTTAATCCCGCAAACACGACGTAATATTCGTAACCGTTTCGTGTTTTGTAGGGTCGAATGCGCGGGTTGGCTCCCATCGCAACACGCTTGAGCAGCGCAAGGTTTGGTCCCGTGAACTTGTCGGCAGTGGCGTCCACGTTGGCCAGCGACGTTGCATGGTCGGTGGCCGAGTTAGATGTCGCCGCACCGTAGAGAATGCGATCGACGTTATCGAGCCGCCAGGTATTGCGCTGCGCCGCCGTTGACAGATCGTACTGGATGCCATTGACGCGAACGCCGGGCGCCGGCTGGCTCTCCGTTGGCAGCGCCATGAATGCCGCGATGATTTCGTCGCGGGTCACCTCGTTGATCCAATCCGACAGCAACGGCTTTGCCTCGCCGAAGATGTCCGCACTGTCTTTCTGCATTTCGGATTTGGTGGTGACCACCGCATTGCGGCACCATTCCAACCAAATTCGATATCCGTAATCGTCGATCTTGTCTTCGTTGCCGACCAGTGGTCCGGTGGAAACACCAACGCCCTGCAGGCGGGTGACCAGCGGAATGTTCATCACTTCGCCACCGGCTTTCAATTCCATGCGGCGACGAATGATGGCGTTAACCTCATCGCTCATGTACGGGCTGAACATGTTCTCCCGTACCCACTCGCGATTGATCTGCTGCGTGAAGCGGATCAGTTTATTGTTGGGTTGGATGTCGGAAACAGCCATGGCTGTTGATCCTTTCTATATCGCGAAGACGGGCGTGAACGCCCTTTCGCTGGCTATGGCCATTCACCCAACAAAAAACCCGCCAGCGGCGGGTGTTTCGTGTCGGACGATCGGCCGGTTTACTTGGTGGCGAAATCGTAGAGGCTCGCACTGCTCAGATCGCCGCCATTGTCCACCCGGCCGGATGACGACCGGACCGACGACAGCGACGGTGGCAGTTGAACGTTGGGCGGACGAGATTGAGCACCGCTGCGGGCAGCACGCCGCTGCATCACATAGTCTTGCACCTTGGGATTATCGGCCCAGGCTTGCTGCTGCTGCCGTAACCAGGCTTGAGGATTGGAGCCAATCGCCGCTTGCGCGCGCGCCTGGCGATGCCATTGAACCAATTGACCGTAAGGATGCCCACTCTGCATGATCTGATTGAAGACAAAATGACCCTGCGGGGTGTTGCGAATTTGGCCAATGGCATTCAACGCGACGTTCACCTCTTGTGCGCCGAATTGAGTGTTGGCCATTTCCCGGCTTAGACCGTCTTTGATTTGCATCATGTAAACTTGCCCCTCCTGACGGAGAGGGTTCACAACCCGCTGATCCAAGTACGCCTGCGGATCATCAAAGATGGTTTCCGGTCCTTGCGGTCGTTGTTGCGGTTGCCCTTGGGGGAGCAATTGCTGCTGCAGTGCCAGGACGGCCTGCGTTAGCTGTTGCGTGTGCGCTTCCAGCCGTTGCCGGCGGTCGCGCTCCTCCATTAGCTCGCGCAACGGTACGCGGTGATCCTGCTGTGCCTGCTGCCCTTGCGGCTTTGGCGCGAATTTTCCTTGCGGATCGCGCGGCTGGCCCGGCTGTTGTTGCAGGTCAGGCCGCGTCGATGCCGGCTGATCGGACGATGCGCCCGATGACGGCGGCGACGACGGCTCCGAAGACGGCGGCGAAGACGGCGCCGGCGTCGGATCAGGGGAGTTTACCGCGTGGTCGAATAGCTGCCGATCGGTGACGGTGTTGATATCCGAACTATTGCCACTGATCGTACCTCCTACTGGTTCTGTGCTCATGGTTCATCCTTCGGCCGTATCGTGGCCGCGCTACGTGACGCCCAATGTCGCTTGGACGATGCGGAACGGACATGACGCGCGCTGTCCGAGCGCCCGGCTGTATCGTCGCCGGTCTACGAAGCCGTGATGTTGTGGCCGGTGACCACCTCTAGCGCCGCCTCTTGCTGGCGCGCCTGCGCCTCTTTCTGCGCGCGGAACATGTCGAGCTGCATGTTGTTCTGCGCCTTGTCGCGCTCGATCTGAATTTGATTGGCGGCCTTCTCGCGCTCTAGCTGCAACTCCAGTGCCGCCGCCTCGCGCTTGATCTGCAATTGCGATTGCGCGGTCTGCTGATCGTTGGCAATGCGCGCGGCCGCCTCCTGCTGCTGCAACGCCAGCTTGGCCTCGGCCTCCTTCTGCTTCGGATCGGGCTGCGATGCCTCTTGCTCACCAGCGTCGCGAAACTTCTTCTTCACGTCGGCCGGCAGCGGCGATGTCTCGATCAACACTTGCATCACCGCGGTAGCCTGGCCGGGCGAGAGCATCGGCGCCACTGACGGCAGCGCCTGCGAAATCGCCTCGTACGTGTCCTGCATCAGCGTGATGGTGTCCGGCCCCTCGTCCAAGATGATGTCGACATCCAACTCGCCGATCGCATTCCGCATCATCTGATTGCCGTCCCAGGCCAGCATCGGCTGACCGTCCGGCCCGTTGATCTTTTCATTGATCTGCACGAATTGCGGCTCGCCCTCCGCGTCGGTTACCCTGATCCAACGTTGGTTGTTCCAGTATTTCTGCGCCGCGTTGAACAGCGCGCGATACAGCCGCACCTTCCAACCGCGCAGGTTGAACATATACGGCCCCAAGCCGGCCAGGCCGGCCTGCTGCAGCAGCGCAATGGCACGGCCGGACGAACCGCCGCCAGAGGTCGCATCGCCGCCGATCATTGCCGAGTTGGGGCCGAAATTCTCAATTTCCGCCGCCGCGCTTTTCATGAATTCGAGTTGCCCCATGACGGCCGCCTGCTTGGCGGCGTCATCGAACTGAATATCTTGCATCGAGGTGTTGACCAACACGATGCCATCGGCGCGCGCCGCCTCGCGCCGGATTGCCTCAACGTTGGTGTCCGCGATCGCCGCCTTGGTGGCGATGATGCGCCGGTTGTTTAGCTCATGTAGCCCCTTCGACCGGCGCTGGTTAACTTCGTCCTGCGGGGACATGAGATTGCGCGGAAAACCATAGCGATCACCGTCGTGATCGACCGCGGCAGAAAACATGATGTACTTGCAAATCTGCTGGTCATTCTCGTCCGCAAACGGCGAGATACCCTGCATAAGTATCTTCGAACCCGTGTACAGCGCCCACTTCCAGCCGCCACGCGAGCGGTACCAAATATCAA